TTCGTGTTGTGTTGTGTTGTGTTGTGTGAGAGTACCACGTCAACCGCGGTACTCACCACAAAAGCTTTGGCCGCGCATTTCATCCGCTCCGACTGCCCGTAGGCTATCTAACGGAGGGAGTACTGCCGCCAGCGGATTCGGTATACTGCTCTATCTGCGGTCGGTTGCAGTCAGTAGACGCCGGCGGTGATGGCTACCCTTGGTGAGGGATGCGCGGTTCAATTGTCGAAAATCTCAGCCTGTCTCATCAGTATCGGGAGGCTATCCCCGATAGACGCCCCAAAGGGCGTTTCGACTTACCGCTTAGCGACAATTTCGAAGTTGGCGTCAAACCATTTTCCGAATGCCTGCGATGCGGAGTAGGCGAATCCTGGTTCAGCCTCGCCTACTGTCCGCACCTGGACGTAGACAAGGGCATTCAAGGCCCAATCACTCAAGTTTTCTTCCGGCAGGGGTTCGCTGAGTCCACATTTCTTTGCGATTTCGGCGGCGGTCTTGACGGTGGTTTCGTTGATCATGATCTCGATTCCTTCGTGTTGGTTGTTCCGTTAGTGAGAGCCGCGGAAGTCGTGGTAGTGCGGTCTCTCAACACAAACAACAATAACCAGATCTAGAAGGGTTTCTAGAGAGGTTTCTAGAAAAAACTGGATTTAGCCTCAAAAAAAGGTGTTGCAAGGCTCTCGACAACACGGCATACAGCACAACAACTACCCCTAGGCATGCCGTCAAATCAACCGCATACAACACCAACCAACGCCAGACAGCGGCAATTCCGCCGCGGATAACGCCGCCACCGCGGAACATCGCCGATATAGCACAACCTCGCATAGGCGCGTAGGAACAACCAACGCGCTATCGCGGCAAAACTCCGCACCCCTCAATCACACCAGGGACCGCCACGGCCTCACATGCGCGTATGACGTGCGTAGTATTATCATTCGGTATTGTGGTGGTAGAGAGAGTAAGAGAGAGGGGGAGCAATCCGGAAGGGGATGATAGAGGGGGCAAAGAGGGGATGAAAGGGGACGGGGTAGCACCGCAGGACCGCGCGATGCCAGCTCCCGCGATCAGCCCTCCCGGCCCTTTCAAGGTGAGCCGTGAGCCCATAAGTAGCAGGTCGTCCCATCTGATGCTCCCTGAATCACCCTTAACAGCCTGGCCTTGCAATGGGTTATAGCCAACTCTTGATAAAGCCTGATGTCGCATAATACTGATTCGGTATAGTTGATTTAGCCTCAAACGCTACTTATGGGCGCGGCATTTGAGAGGATTGTACATGTTCGTGAGGCTGAGGACGTCCATACAGTGAGCGTATGGGTACCCTTTTTTCAGCCAGGATCTTGACCAGACCCCCCGGCCTTTGGCCGCCGCCCCATTATAGGTACCCCCCCCTCCGAAAAATATATTTTTCACATTTTCCATTTTAAGCCCCCTCAGCCGCCTCCACCCCCCACCGTAGGTGAATACCCGGATTTCGCCCCGTTCGCGCCCCTACACCCCTTAGAATGGTTCTGTCGGCAAATTGCAATGATTTGCGCGATTGAGTTGTGTTGAGTAGATTATGAGTATGAGTAAAATTTACCCACTATGGAGGATTTTGGGATTTGGCTCCACATCCACGAAACAAGAGTAAGTGGCGCGATGTCGAGACGACGCAGCAGCGTTGCAGTCGTTTGAAGGCTGAGAAGCGTTGGTCGAAGTACCAGGCGTTGAAGAAGCGTCATAAGGAGGCGGGGATGACGTATGACGAGATCGATAATGTGTTGTTCCCTGTTTACGGTCCTGGCAGTTATGCGGTGTTGCATGGTATTGATGCGCCGGCGCAGTGTGATGGCGATGTGAAGGGTGTGGTAGGCAGGGAGGTATTGCCGAGTGGTATTCCGTTTGAGGATCCGAAGTACTGGGTTGAGAAGAGGGGGAATCCGAAGACGAGTCGTTTGCAGGACATTGAATGGGTAGAGGAGGTGAAGTTGTTGAAGGGTGTTAAGCGGGACGATGCTCCGAGTTTGACGGCGTGGGGTCATTATCGTGCGACGGTGATGACGGCGAAGGGCGAGGACAGGCATAATGATTTGGTGAAGGAGTTGTTGTTGCCGAGTAAGAAGGAGCAGGCGCGTCGTGCGGGTGAGGAGAGCGAGGTAGAGTTGGACAAGGTTTTTGCAGATTGGTTGCGTGATGTGCAGGAGGGGGAGGAAGCGTCATGAGTTTTAGTAGGTCAGACTATCGGTTTTACGACGGGGTTCCGAAGGACGTTGTTGCGAATGTGAAGTATCGCGAGCGTTTGATGCGGGAGTTGCAGAGTCCTTCGGGTAGGAGTGAGATTCCGAAGATCAAGGCTGCGTGTGCGGCGGATCCGTTGTTCTTCGTCAACACGTTTGCGTGGACATATGACCCTCGTTTAGGGGATCAGGGGAAGAACCCTGTGGTCCCGTTTGTGACGTTCGACGTTCAGGATGAGCTGATTCATAATGTGTTCGAGTGTCTTGGGAAGTGTGACATGTTGATCGAGAAGAGCCGTGATGTTGGGGCGAGTTGGTGTTGTTTGATGCCGATGTGTCACCAGTTCTTGTTTGAGTCGAACCAGCAGTTTGGTCTTGCGAGTGACACTGCGGAGCACGTTGACAAGACGGGGAGTAAGGACTCGTTGTTCTGGAAGATCGAGTTTATGTTCAGGCTTCTTCCGTGGTTTTTGAGGCCGAAGTACCTGCACAACGAGAGGATGCTGTTGAACGAGGTGAATGACAGCTCGATCCTTGGTAGTGCGGCTTCGGGGAACGCGTTTCGTTCTGGTCGGCATAGGGCAGTGTTACTTGATGAGTTTGCGTCATTTATTCGTTCGGACGGCTACGACATCCTTGCGGCGACAGCGGACGTGACGAACTCCAGGATATTCAACTCGACGCCGAAGGGCACGGGGAATGCGTTTTTCGATGTACGCGAGAAGATCAGCAAAGGGTTCTCAGCGGACGGCAAGATACTTCAGATTCATTGGAGCGAAGATACGAGGAAGAACGCGGGGCTCTATACGAACGGGAAGGGGTACAGACAGTTTTATCCGGGCGCCATGGATCATCACTTGTACACCGACGACAGCGTTGTGTTCCTGAAACACACGCCGAACGGTCGTGAAGTGCAAGAGATGCAGTTTGATTCAGATTACCAGTTCCTGACGGACGGCAAGCTCAGGAGTCCGTGGTACGACAGGGAGTGCCGGCGCAGAGCGCATCCGATGCTCGTGGCGCAAGAGCTTGACATCGACTACCACAACAGCTCGTTCAGGTTCTTCGATGAGGGCGTCATTCAGAACGTACTCAGCACGCAGAAGAGAGAACCTCTTGCTTTGGGTACGTTCACGTTTCACGATGACGATAGCGTCATTGCGTTTGATCGTGAGTCGAAGCCGCATTGGCAGCTTTGGTATCACGGCGTGGACAATGAGACCATGCGCCCGCTTGAATATATGCGGTGCGCGATCGCCGCTGACATCTCTGCCGGTACCGGCGCGTCGAACTCGTGCTTGAGCGTTGTCGATGTTGATACCGGTGAGAAGATCGCCGAATACGCGAACCCGTCGATCTCGCCGGAGAACTTCGGTCGGTACGCGGTCCAGGTCGCACGGCTGTTCAACGAAGCGTTTTTGATCTGGGAGAACAACGGCCCCGGCCGGAACTTCGGGCAGAAAGTGCTTGACGCGGGCTACGGTAAGATCTACCGCCTTCGCGACGATGTGTCGATCAAGCACAAGACGAGCGACATCCCTGGATGGCCGAGTTCGCCGGAGAAGAAGTTCGCGCTTCTTAGCAATTACCGCGACGCCCTGGCGCACGGTCTGTTCACGAATCCGAGCGAAGCGGCTATCCTCGAATGCAGGGAATACATCAACCTGCCTGGCGACAAGGTGGTTCATTCGGCAGCGAACAACTCGCTCGACCCGACCGGCGCCGGTAAGTCGCACGGCGACCGCGTGATTGCCGACGCCTTGGCGTGGAAGGCCGTGACCGGGCTCAAACCGCAGCGGCTGCCGAAGGGTGACGCACAGATGAAGGCGAGGCCGGTACCGCAGCATAGCATGAAATCACGGATCATGCGGCGGGAAGAAGCAGAAAAACGAACTGAATTTAGAGTTTGGAGTTGATAATGGCGTATAACCCGCTTTCGACAAAGAGCCTGCAAGACTTAGGCGCGGCAATTGACCGCTCGGCGGATCAGCTCAAGCCGTTCCGCAAGCATGCGTTTGACACGATGCAGATGTATGTCGGCAAGTACTACGGCGATAACGATAAGCGCGGTATGAAGCAGACGCCGTTGAACCTCCTGCAACTTGCGGTCGACATCTATGTGCAGAGCATTGCCCCGGTCTGCCCGAAGTTCCTGGCAAGGCCCGTCGTGGCAGGGCTCAAGCGCCCGGCGTCCATGCTTGATCTCGCGCTGAACCATGTGGCCAACGAACTGAACCTCCGCGACGAGTTCCAGGAATGCGTGATGAACGCGATGTTCTCGATCGGGATTATGAAGGTCGGCACCGCCGCAATCGACGACGGCACATTGATTGATGCGACTCAGCCGTATGCGAAGTGCGTCAGCCTGGATGACTGGGTGCATGACACGACCGCGCGGCGGTATACCGAGTGTTCGTTCGCATCGAACAAGTACCGGATGGATTATGAGATGTTCAAGGAGAGCGGGCTCTACAAGAACACTGAAAAGGTGTCGTTCTACGACGATCTCGACGTTGAGCAGCACGCGATCAAGCGGATCGGCGGGCATGACAACCTGTCGCAGTGCTACCGCAGGTCGGTTGAACTCAGGGACGTCTGGCTCCCGGCTGATGGGCTCGTCGTCACCATTCCCGCCAACGATTCAGCAGTGAATCTGAGGACCGTGGAATGGGGCGGCGTCGAGATCGGGCCGTATCACTTGCTCACGTTCGCGCCCGTGTCAGATAATGTGATGCCGGTCGCCCCCGTCAGCGCGATCCGCGACCTGTCAGAGCTTGCGAATGATCTGATGATCAAGCTTGCCAACCAGTCGCGCCGGCAGAAAGACGTCACCGCATACAGCGCGACAGGCGCCGAGGACGCAAAGCGCGTCAAGGACGCCAACGACGGCGATATGATCGGGGTCACCGATCCGTCGCAGATAGCCCAGCTCAATTTCGGCGGAGCAAATCCGCAGACTCAAGCGATGCTCCTGCAACTTCGCGACTGGAACAGCTACATGGCCGGGAACCTCGACCTCCTCGGCGGCCTGAGCGCGCAGTCGCAGACGCTTGGCCAGGACCAGCTCCTCGGCGCGTCCGCCTCCAAGCGCATGGAGATCCTCCGGCAGCGGTACGAATCATTTGCACAGAGCGTCGGCAAAGCGGTCGCGAACGAGTTGTGGTACGACCCGATGATCGACCTGCCGCTCGTCAAGCGGACGTCGAACGTCGGCCTGGAGATCCCAGTCCGGTTCAATGAGGAGTCGAAAGAGGGCGACTTCCTCGACTACAACATTAATATCGACCCGTACTCGACAACGCACATGTCGCCGCCGGAACGGCTGCAGATGCTCACCACACTCCTGCAGCAGGCGATCCTCCCAGCCATGCCGTTCCTACAGCAACAAGGCGGGACGCTGAACATGGTGGAGTATCTCGACATCCTTTCGCGGTACGCCGATGCGCCTGAGCTGAAGAACATGATTCAGTTCCAGGACGCGCAGGCGAATAACCAACAAGACCCCATTAACCCACAACCCTCGTCAACGTCGAACGTGACGAGTCGCGAATACATCCGGCGAAACGTGCCGACCGGCGGGACGCAGCAGAACCGTGACAATTTAATGGCTCAGGCTCTGCTCGGTCAGGACGATCAGCCGAAACAACAAGCGTCAATCATGCGGATATGAGAGGATGGACCATGGACATGGTAATTGAAAAACTGGTTACGGTGGTAGACAGCCCCCTAGGGCTGATTGCTATCGTACTGATCTTTGTGATCGCAAACAGGTTGTTCTCACTCGAAGAATGGGTGCGAACAAACATGAGCGACACAATCAAGAACAACACGGAGGCCATCACCAAGATGACTGACCACTGCAAAGCGAGGAACGGTCGCAACGATGCCTAAGTACGTATACCGAAAGGCTGACGGCGAAGAGATCGTTCTGACGATGACAATCGCGGAGCTTGAGGCGCGTCAGTTTGAAGGTGAGAACAAGAAGATTTTCATCGAGCTGGACGACGGCTCGTTGGCAAAACGCGTGTTCACCCCTGTCGGTGGACATCAATCGTCCGTCTGGCCAAAGCGCTCTTGCGCGGCAGGCGTGGCGGCAGCACAGGTCGCAGACGCCGAAAAGTACGACCGTGAGCACGGCGTGCCCACCAAGTACGACCCGAAGACCGGCGATGCGATCTACACTTCTATGGAACATCAACGCAGACACCTGAGGCATCACGGGCTTGTCGACCGCGATTCCTACTGCTAAAAAAGGACGCCCCGAAACATGGCAGACAAAAACCTCTACGACTGGTCGGCAAACGACGGCGCCGAGACCCCGGCAGCCGTTGAAGAGCCTGATTCCGCAGAACAGACGACAGAGACGCCGCAGGACAATGGCCCGGAAGAGCCGTCGCCTGACACGTTCTCTGTCGACGAGTCGCAGGTCAACACCCCTGAGAACGTGAACCAGGGATTGTTTGACTGGAGCGACGACATCGAGAAGGCGCGTAAACCGAACGCGGACGGCGACGGCCAGGAAGAGAGCGAAGACAAAAACACCGACGTCGATGACAATGATCCCGGCGCCGATAACGCAGCAGCCGATGACAATGATCCCGGCAGCAGCAATATGCCGACGCCTGCACCCGCAGTGATGGACCCCGGTCTGATCATGCGTGCAGGCAAGGCAGGGCTCACAGCAGACGATCTGAAGGCGTTCGCGACGCCCGAGGCGTTGACTCAGGCTGTGATCCTGATGGAACGCTCTGCCCCAAGGCAGGGCGGTGACAGTGCAGCGGCTGAAGAGCCGACGGTTGACGAGTTCAAGCCATTCGAGCTTGAGATCCCGGAAGACTTCGACGACGAATCGGCCAGTGTTCTCAAGAAGATGCAGGAACAGTTCAACATGTTCGGCAAGGCGATGCACGAAAAAGCGGCAGCCAGCGAGAAGGAGCTGAACGAGCTGAAAGGCACGATGCAGCAAGATCGCCAAGCCGCCGAACAACAGGCGCGTGTCGAGTTCACCAAGTGGTTCGACGGCGAGCTGAGCCAACGCGCTGACCAGTGGGGCGACCTGCTTGGCAGCGAACAAATCGGCCAGCTCCCGGACAACGACCCCAAGGTGCTCAACCGTCAGAAGGTTGTGATCGAAATGGACAACCTCGCGAGGGCGCATCCCGAATGGGATCGCAATCGTCTCCTGCAAGGAGCGCTGACGCTCACGTTCCCTGATGAAATCGAAAAACGCGCAGTCAGCAAGGTGAAGCAGAAGGCAACTCAACACCGGCAGAAACGCGTCACAGCACGGCCAAGCAGCCGAGTTCCTCAGAAAATTGAGGACATGCCGAAAGGCCGGGCAAAGGCCGTTGCTGTCGCGCAGAGCTGGTGGAAGAAAAACTTCGGCTAAGCCGGCTGGATCGCGCTAACATAAGGCAACTGAACAATGGCTATTGCAGCAGAAGCGATTGACGATCTCGTCAAATCAACACTGGAAAGCCTGCCGGACCCGAACTTCGGCATGATCGCCCAGGATCTGCCTGAGTACATCGTGATGAACCAATTGCTCCGCAGGGACGCAATCAAGTTCAACTCGACCGAAAACATGACGCACAAGCTGATGGTCGACCAGTCCCGCACCGCGGAACACGTCGGTCTCTACGCCGATGACGACCTCAGCGTGCAGGACAACCTCCAGAACGTCGTCGTGCCGATGCGGCACACGACCAACAACTTCATCTACGACGTCACCGAGAAGGCAATGAACGAAGGCCCCGAACAGATCGTTGATCTGATCGGTACCCGTCTCGTGGACATGATGCTCGGGCTCGCAGAGAAGTTGGAGCAGTCGTTCTGGAAGGCGCCGGACAACAGCGACGACGTGATAACCCCGTGGGGTATCAAGTACTGGCTGAAGCCGGCCACGTCCAGCCGCGGTTTCAACGGCGGCGATATCACCGGGTTTTCTTCCGGTCCTGGCGGTCTGTCCTCGAACACGTACACCAAGTGGAAGCACTACAACGCTGTCTACGACGCGTTCACGGACAGCGACCTCGCCGCCGAGCTTCGCCGTGCGTTCCGCGCCTGCAAGTTCATGAGCCCGGTCAAGACCCTCAGCAATGACGGAGCCCAAGGTTCGCGGTACAAGCTGTTCTGCGGCGAAGAGGTGGTCGAAGGTCTGATCACCATGGCCCGCGCCCAAAACGACAACATCGGCCGCGACCTCGCGGCATACGACGGTACGGTGACGTTCAAGCGTCTTCCGTTCCAGTACGTACCGCAGATCGACGTCGAATGGTCAAGCGACTCGTACCCGATCTTTATGCTCGATACGAAGCATCTGAAGGTCATGGTTCACAGCAAGAACAACTTCCGGGAAACTGGCCCTGACCCAGTCGCCGGAAAGCACAACGTCCGCGCGGTCTTCACCGACCTGACGTGGAACGTGATGTGCACCGACCGTCGTCGTCAGGCGTGGATCAACCGCGTCTAACTTCAGGCGATCACCAAATGGGTGGTTAGCTCAGCCACCAGAACGCAAACTCAAATTGAGGAATTGACATCATGCCAATGGAAGCAAACTACAGAGACCAGTACCGTCGGAACCCGCGTCGCGTTCTCAGCGAAGCAGGTGAAGCAACGAAAGGCTATGCCTGCATGTACAACATGGACTATGGCACAGCCGCGAACGTCGATCCCGAGCGCCACAAGCGCGTCGAGGCTCCGTCGGTTACCAATAACCGGTTTTTCGCCGGTGTTCATTCGCAGGCCCTCACTCGGTCGCAGACGACCAAGATCTGGGAGCCAGGTCGCGGCGGTTCCGTAGCCCAGTGCTACATCGGCGAGGCCGTGACGCTCAACGACCGTGTGTCAGTCGACTACGCCACCGGCAAGTTCTACAAGGGCGGCCTGAGCGGCGGTCGCGGCGCAGGTACTGTGATGCAGACGCTCACCGAAGCCGGTCTCGCAGATGTGTTGCTGGACGAAGGCGTTGGTGAATGCGACGGCAATGCCGGTGTGTTCAACATCACCCCGGAAGCCGCCGGCGGCGCCATCGTGTTGTCTCAACGCGGTATGAACCTGATCAACGGCGGTACGATCAACGACGACCACGCTACCTTCACTCTCGCTGACGGCGTAGAGACGGGTCAGAAAGTCGGCTTCAAGATCACCACGCTGGTCGGCAACAGCAAGAATGTTGTCGTCACCGTGACTACCGGCGTCCAGGCGGATCTCGCGACCAACCTCGCAACGATCACACTCAACGCGGCGGATGAGATCGCGATCCTTGAGTGGCTCGGCGCGGAGTGGGTCTTGCGTTACTACGCCGGAGCAACGCTCTCCAGCTAACCACAGACCTTCGGGGTCCGGTGTTGGGCCTGTACAGGTGTGCAGGTCCAGCACTTACCCTGAAACAAGGATTGAAATATGTCAGAGCCCACACTCACAACGGTCCTGGACGACTTGAAGCTTGACGTTGCGTATCAACTTGGGTTCTCGCGGACCGAGGCGAAGTGGAGCGCGGAGCGGCTGGCGTTGATCACAAATGTGATTAATCAGGGGTACAGGCGGTTCCTGTTCCCGGAGATCATAGATAACGATCGCGTCCCGCACAAGTGGAGCTTCCTCGAACCGGTGACGACGCTTGTGGTGTGGCCTGAGACAACCGGCACGACCAGCGGCGCCCCGTCCTACGACGGGAGCACGTACTCGACAATCACCGCGACCGCGAACAAGTTCTATCCGTCAATGGTCGACGGCAGCTTTGTCTTCGACACGTCAGAAAACAGCTATACCGTCGCTGAATACGTCAGCGCGACGCAGATCAAGGTGCTTGGCGATGCCAGCGGCGAAGACTCCGGCGACACCTTCACAATGACGCCGACCGGCGACTACCGGCTCCCGGACGACTTCGGCGGCATTGTCGGATCTTTCTACATCATTGACCAGGACACGTACCCGCTTAAAGTACGCCGCGTCGGTATCGGCCAGATCCACAAGCTTCGTGCAGAGAATACGTACACCGACACGCCGCAGTACTTCGCAATCGCGTCCGTGGCAATGACGGGCGCCGCAGGGCAGCGGCAACAAGCTCTGATGTATCCGACGCCGGATGCGATCACTACCCTCACCTACCGCTATGCCGTGCTTCCGGATGCGCTTACTGCATCCCTCGACTATCCGCGCGGCATTGAGGCGCATTCCGAGACGGTTCGGCTTGCATGCCTTGCGGAGGCAGAGGTCGAAGCGGACGGCGTCGCCGGTACGTATGAGATCAAATTTCAGCGCGCATTACGTGCAAGCATAGGTCGTGACAGGCGCGACCATATGCCGGACAACCTCGGCAAGAACAAAGACGACTCGCCGTGGTTGACGGCATACACGTATGACCGCACACTCGGTGCGATAATCACCAGAAACGGAACGCCAATTTAGGAGACCACGGAATGGCAGCAACGAAATATGGTAAACTGACGGTCACAACGGCTGCGCAAGACATCGGCGACGCCGAGCCGCAGGAGTTCTGCTTCCAGACGCCAGCCGACAACAGCGGGAGCGTGTTCATCGCGTTCAACGGCGATACGGCTGTCGACGATCAAGGGTGGAACCTGGCGCCAGGCAAGGACGTCACCAACAAAGACGTCCCGGAGGCGTTCAAGCGCGGCCCGTTCAGCATCATCGGAACAGCCGACGACGTCCTCTACTACACATTCAGCAGAACGCGCGGTTCCTGATCACTCTGAGGAGTTGATATGAACTTTCAGTTCGGCCATAAATGGGGTTTGCTGATTACCGTAGACCCGCCCGTCAACTCTGTGGCCCCCGTGGTCACAGGAGTTGGGTACAACGGCCAGACTATGTCGACGACGAACGGGACGTGGACCGGCGACGTTGACAGCTATTCGTATCAATGGCAGGCGAACGGCATCGACATCTTTGGCGCGACGTCGAGCACGTATACGGTCACGTCGACTACAGAGGGCACGTCAATCACATGTCAGGTGATCGCCAGCAATGCAGGGGGTTCATCTGATCCAGCCAACTCGAACGCCATCCACAACTGGATACCGTCCGACGCCACCCTGCGCACCTGGATAGATTCATCCGACACGAGCACAATCACGGCAACCGGCGACGATGTTGATCAAATCGACGACAAATCCGAGAACGGATATGATTTCGTCTCACTAGGAACTCCGACCACTGGCACGCGTAGCCTCAATAGTCTCAATGTTATTGACTTTAACGGCGGCGAAGGGTTGGAGAGTACCTCATTACAGTTGCCTTCAAACGGGAATTTTGTCGTCGTCCATTTGGCTGTCATTGACTCGGTGAACGACTTCTTGCAGAGTTTACACTCTTGGCAGGCGGCGGACGACTATCAGTTTCAAGCCAGCGAGGGTGACCCAACAACAGAGTTTGACGGTCGCGTTAACACTACGGAAGCCACGTCATTCAATTTGACCGGCGGCCCCTATTCCGGACCGGTCGTGACGGTTGTTGTGTTCGACTACAGCGCGAACACAATTTCCGCGCGAATGGACGGAACTGATAGGGGATCGGTCAACGATTACAATTCGCCTGTCTCGCAGACAGGTGCCTATTTCTCAATCTTCGCGAACCGCAGTCAATCAGAACGACCGAATGGCGCGGCGGCCGACTTCGTTATTCTGGATGACGTGGACAGCGCGACCATTCAGAAGGCAGAAGGATACATGGCCTGGAAGTGGGATCGCGTATCCCAGCTCGACGCTGGTCACACCTACAAATCCGCACCCCCGACAGCGGCATAAGGAGGTTATTTATGAATTTTCAGTTCGGCCATACATGGGGACTGCTGAGTGCCGTAGGAGCGCCCGTCAACACAGTGCCGCCTGTCGTCACCGGTGTAGGGTACGTCGGACAAACGATGTCCACCACAAACGGAACATGGACAGGCGGCGTTGATAGCTACAGCTACCAATGGCAGGCGAACGAGGTCAACATCCTCGGGGCCACGTCCTCAACCTATGACGTCACTATCGACAAAGAAGGCGCGTCGATTCGATGTGTCGTCACGGCGATCAACGCGGCAGGCTCGACCCCGGCTAACTCGAACGCTGTTCACAACTGGACGCCGCTGGACGACGATACCAGCCTGGAGTTCCTCCACGATCCGAGCTACGGCGACAGCCTTACGAAGGTCGGGGATCGGGTGAGTCAAATCGCCGACAGGAGCACAAACGGGTTCGACCTAACCCAAAGCGTATCTGCCGAGCGACCACGAACCGGCTCTGATACCATCGGAGGGCTGAATTGCCTGGGGTCGCCGGACGCCGAGCGGTGGATGCGCACTACTGCCGCCGTAGCAATGCCGTCGTCCGGAGATCTGGCTACGTTCATCGTGTTCGAAAACACCGGCCCACCTGCAGGAAACACCGCGTCAATTGTTAGCCAAAGCGGAACAGAAGATTACCAATACCAAGCAGACAGTCCAAGCGATTTCGACGGCAAAACCCAAGGCGGCGTATGTGAGAGTTTCACGTTGTCGGGGTCACCACACAATGGGCCTTCCGTACATGGCGTGATACTGGATTGGACGGGCGCGGGGACGGTAGCCGTGAACGTCGACGGAACAGAGCGAGGCTCGGAATCGTACACAACGAAGCTGTCGTCTCCGAACGTGCTTCGACTTGGCCGGAATCGAGGCGAAACGAACGGTCTTACGGACGCCTGGGGCATGCACGTTGGAACGTCTGATGTGTCCTCTGCGAATGTTGCACGGTACGAAGGGTACCTTGCATGGCGGTATGGCCTTGAAGACAACCTCCCGGTAGGTCACACGTACAAATCTTCACCCCCAACAGTCTAAAAAAGAGGAAAGACAATGTCAACGTATCAAAAGCAAAACGAAGTAGCTCAAAACGAGGACTTTCGAGCGATGGTCCGCATGTCTATCATCGAAAGTTCAATCGCCGTCCAGGCAGAAGACCCGGCAGACCTCTCCCCGCCCACTGGGTTTGAGCCCGGCGGTGCGGACCGTAAGCAAAACTGGCATCTGAGGCGATCAGGCAGAGCCGTCTCTATCCTCAACAATCCGGCTCACTATGTCGAAGCGTATGCGTTCTCTGTCGCAAATGAGATGGGAGCGTACCTCGACGGTACGGACTTGAAGTGGGGATCTGATCAAGCGCTGACCGACAGCGACATGCTTTTCACGACGAACGCATTGTTCGACGCGTTCTCAGGTTCTCACTCGTAACGAAACCAAGATAGGAGCAGCCAACATGGCAAACCCAGAACAATTCGGACGCTTCCTCGAAGAAGCCTCCGTAGTCGAAATGGTCAACGGCGTCAAACACGTCGCCAAAGTCTATGTCCGAGGCGACACGGTCCCGACCGATGGCGACAAGAACTACGCGAAGGGTTGTATCTTCGTGAAGACTGACGGCACGACCTTGGACGACATCTTGTATCTCAACATCGGCACCGCGGCGTCTTGCAACTTCGACGCCATGGTCAACTCGTAAGCAGAGGCACAATGGCACGTAGCAGGAAAATCAAGCTGCGTTTCCCGGTCAAAGGACTTGATAGGCGACTGTCGTTCGAACGGCAGCCGCCTTACTCGTCCCCTGACCTGAGTAACGTTCGGGTATCGGAGGTCTACGACGAACGCGAACGAGGCGGTTCCAGGCCCGGCACGGGCAAGGCAATCCTCACACAGCTTGGCAGCGGCAACACTGTCAATTTGCTTGCCAGCGTGACATCTGCAGATTCATCCGGGTTCAGGCAGTTCGTTGAGAACTTCAACATCACACAGCTCTCGGGGAACGGTTGGGCGGCTGTCTCAAGCTACTCGTCAAACCTCCCTGGGATCTACGAGTCAGGCAGCGCTATTGTTGACGACGTCGAGAAAGCCGGCGCGATTCGTGACGCTCTCGACCCGGCGCTTGATAACACTCAGGCGTACACCGTCGAGGTTGACCTTGCGACATACGAAGGTCAGTACGGCGGGAAGTACTACCTGTGGGCATGCGCCAACGACTCTTCACCGGACCCATACGACGAAGGGCTTGTGGCCGAACTGATCATGGACGATGAAACCGACGCCTATGAGGGCACGCTCTACCACTACAAGAGCGGGAGCCTTGACGCGTCGTATGCATTCAGCTCCGGCGGCGGTAGCGGCAACGCGACTGCCGGGAAGTTCTGGTTCCTGATCAACGGCAGTTCAGTCAAGGTTTACTGGAACAGCACACAGCTCACGTCGCAGACGTTGACGCTGACCAGTCCCACAACGCACCGCCGCGTCGGGTTTGCCCTCGAATGCACAGTAGAAGGCGGGGCGTGTCTTGTGTCTTCGTTCAAGGCGCAGTACTACACCGACGACACACTGAACGAAACACAACGGACGATCCGCGTAGCGGCGAGCAACGGCACGTTGTACAAGGAAACAACAGAGGGGACGATGGAGGCCGTGTCGTCTAACCTCGACCTGAACAGCTCGCTTCGGATACGCACAGCCGAGTATCAGAACAAGCTCTACATCGCGGACAGAGGCGACGTCAGGGCGGACGGCACGGACGGGGTGATCTCGGGGTCGACCCTTGACGCCGCAAGCGTAGCCGACTGGTCTGCGATCAACCTGGATACCTACAACTATGCCGTTGTGATCACGAACGGAACCGGCGCTGTCACGGACGGAACCTACTACATAGACTCTATCGCCGCAGGAGAACTGACCTTGACCGCGGCCCCTGGCGACGGATCGTGTTCATTTCACATCGAACGGGCTCCGAAGATCTACGACCCGACAGCCGACACACTCACGCTTTGGCAGGCGTCAAGCGGGAACGGCCAAGTACCGACGGGCTGTGACAACATCGACCGGTACCGAGGCCGGATCGTCATGGCGAAGAACGATGAGAACCTCTGGTACGTCAGCCGGCAGTTCGATCCGTTGGACTGGAACTACGGCGCCGACTCAACCGACTACGGTCGTGCGGTTGCCGGCAGTGCAGCGGAAGCGGGCGAAGTCGGCCAGAACATCAAAGCTATCATGCCGTACAACGACGACTACATGCTGTTCGGATGCGAATCGTCGATCTGGATACTCCGCGGCGACCCCGCCACCCCAAGCGCCACCCTAGGCCCTGTATCGCGCGCTGTGGGCTGTGTCGGCGGCGATGCATGGTGCACTACGGATCGCGGCGAAATCGTCTTCCTGGCCGATTCAGGGCTTTACGCGCTGGCCGCAGGAGGCGACGGGTTCCCGGCGCAGATCTCCGTCAGGCTCCCTAGAGAGTTGAAGGGCTTGAACAGCGACCTGTATCAAGTATCTCTGGCATACGACCGCCGCGACCAGGGCGTTCACATCTTCGTGTATCAGTCAGGCGTCACGCAAGGACACTGGTGGGTCGACTGGAAGCGCGACGGCGCATACGGGATTTTCCCCGTGTCGCTGCCTGACGCACAGACCCCGTTCTGCACGCTACAGACGAGCAACGTCATTCAGGACTCAACCCACGTCATGATGGGCTGTGAAGACGGCTACCTTCGTTTCTTCTCCGACTTCTTCAATACTGACGACGGCACAGAGATTGAGAGCTATGTCGACATCGGCCCGTTCGCCCTTGGCGACGGCGCCAGCCGTGAAGGCCGTATTCAGTCGATGCAGGCGACGCTCGGATACACGTCAGGCAGTGTGGATTGGAGCGTTCGTGTAGATCGCAGCGCAGAGGCCGCGTTCCTCTCGGAGACGTTCGACTCCGGGACGTGGGACAACACCGAAGGCGTGCAGCTTACAGACCGGCTCAAGCTCCGCGGCATGGCGTGCATCATCCGCCTCGACAACAGCGGCCTGACGCCGTGGAGCATGGAGGACATTTCGGCAATCCTTGAGAAACTTGCAGAACAGAGGCTGATTACCTGATGGCCAAGTACGGATATGTCCCGAAGCGGTTTACCTTGGCAGAGATGCAGATTGCGTTCCAGCAGTTGTACAAGATCCTGTCAACGCCGGGCATTGGCGATTTGCCAGACTTTACGCTGGCCGAACTCAACGCCAGGATCACAGACGCCAATGTAGACGCCGACGGCGACCCGCGAGTTCCAACCGCCCACGCCTCGACTCACTTCCCGAACGGTTCTGACGATGTCGTCGGGTTGTTGGTTGTGGAAGATACGCTGAACGGCCTTATGGTCGATGACACAAGCAAAACACTTTTGATGTGGAGTAAATAACCATGGCAGTCACCGCCGACTATCTCTGTCAATACGTTGCCGGGAACCAGCTCAAGGCCGAACTTGAACTGATCACCGCCCTCGGCAGCGGGACAGACTCGCAGATACCGACCGCAGCAGCAGTGGAGACGGCCATCAGCGGATCTTCGCACAATCCCGTCACCATTGCAGCCGGCAGCGCAGCGGCGCTATCCTTGTCCACACAGGAACTGTCCATCGAAGCCGGGCTGAACGCAATCGCAGGGTTGGTGAAGACGGACGGCAACATCATTGTCGGCAACGGGTCGACGTGGGTAGCGGAGTCCGGCGCGACCGCTCGCGCATCGCTTGGTCTTGGCAGTATAGCGACGCAGGCGGCGGGCAGCGTAAACATCGACGGCGGCGCAATTGACGGGACAACCATCGGCGCGGCAAGCGCGGCGGCGGGTACGTTCTCGGCATTGACAGATTCTGCGCTCACTTCAGGCCGTGTCACCTACGCAACGACCGGCGGGTTGTTGGCCGATTCCGCAAATCTGACGTTTGACGGGACAACGCTCACGGCGCATACGCTGACAGTATCAACAGGCAAATTGACAATGCCAGCGGCTGGCGAGATCGAGGCGGCTACAAGCCTGGAGCTAGATTCTCCGCTGGTCGGGATTGGTGGTACACCCTCTGAGAAGATGGAGATATTCAATGACGCAAGCTGGCAGCTAGCCCTGACAAACACTGGTGTCGGTGGAGCAAAATGGTATGTCGGCTCTAGCAATAATGGCTGGTCCTCTGACGGTGGGAAGTTCATCATTTCGTACAATACCTTGTCCAGTAGCGCGGCACTGGCTATCGCCTCCGACGGCAACGTCGGCATCAACACAACCGGGCCAGACCGCAAGCTAGACGTCCTCGACGCCAGCAACCCGCAGATTAGGTACACCCATACGGATGGCAGCGTATACGGCGAGATCCAGGCGGACAGCAGCGGTTACACAATATTTACGACGACTGGAGCATTGTTCAACCTGAACGGGAATACGGTGCTTGGCGGAACGTCAATAGGAACGTCAGCAACTATGACGCTGGGGCTCAACACCGGCACGGCCCCCGGCTCCAGCCCTGCGGATATGTTCCAAATGTACTCGGCGGACCAAGCCGCCGGAAACGCCTGCCCGCATTTTCGCTGTGAAAACGGGAACGTCGTAAAGCTCTACCAGGAAACCGCACTGACGTCGCAACTGACGACCATAACTCACACCGCGCCCGGCACGTCGGATTACGCGATTCAGACTCTGACCAACTCAGGCGGTTATGCATTTGTGACGGCGGATGAAGGGCATACCGTCCTGGCAGTGATTGCAAACTTGCAGGCGCGAGTAGCGGAACTGGAAACTCGACTTCAGGCACACGGCCTGCTTGCTTAAACCCCAAACCACAAAGGAACCCGAAGCAACATGAACGACGACAACAACGAGCTGACCTACGGCGACATCGAGCAGATGTACTTGGCTCTGAAGAGCCCGCAGTTGGCAGCAGTCAGCCCAACCAAACACACCGTCAAGTTCTTCTACGCGTGCAACATCAACGCAAGGCGGATCTTGCCCTGCGTCCTGGCGGCAGACGAGCCGTTGAAGGAATACAGCGAGAAAGTCGCCAAGGTGCAACGCGAGACTGTTGGCGACGAACGCACCGCCGCAATCGCAGACCTCAACAAAGAGTACTCTGATGAACTGGATCAAAAGAACATTATCAGGGGGGAAAAGGTTGACGTCAAGCTCCACATGGTCGACTTTGAGACATTGCCCGAAGTCGAGTGGGGAGTCCTTGCTCCCCTCATGCCATTCGTCCGCAAACCAAGAGAGGATGAACCCAATGAAAAAGTTGGTGATTCTGGCAATTGTGATGCTGGCAGTGTGCATGACGCTTAGCGCGTGCAAGGCCCTGTTCTTGTAACCCACAAAGCGTATCGACACACATATGAGCAAGGTCGTAACCATCGTAGGGCTTTACTTCGAAGAACTCCTTGTCCGGCGTCAGCCGTATGAGGGGTTTGTTCCTGAAGTACCCTTGGAGGGTGAGGTGTGGACAATGAACCACTACTACGAGTTCTACCCGTGGTTACGGCCTTCGCGCATCATCCAGATCCATACAGACTACTCAGAGCTTCCACAGGCCGCGGAATCATACGAGGCATACGAGAAGTCGGGGGCAAAGGTGTTCGTGCGTCAGAAGCGCTTAAAAGGGCTCTCACCGGCATGCCAGCGTATTTACCCGGAATCGGTCATCCAGGATTGGCCAAGAGGCTACTTCGCAGGTGCAGCACATTACGCGTTGGCGTTGGCGTTTCACGAAGGGTATGAAGAAATTCACCTGCGCGGGATCAGGCTGCTCGATCCGGGTGAGTACGACTGTCAACTTCCGTCGCTCATGTACGGGATTGAGCGATGCGAAACGGCCGGGATCAAAGTCCATAGCCGGTATATGAGCTGGTGGAAGCGTCGCGTCGAGGCGTTGAACCCGAAGGTTGTCGCACGCCACTACGGCTGTGACGATGAGACGGTCAAAGAGATCGTGTCATGGCGCGATGTCGTTGAGCAGGTCCGCATCGAATACGGGACCAAGCAGTCTCGCAAGCGAATCCTGAGAGCAATCGAACGCGCAGTACAAAGCGCCAGGAGGGCGAACATTGGGTAAGAGATTTGCATACGTCGCGAAAGCCGTCCCTCCGGTAGAGCCTCCAGGTCCGGAACCGCCACCAGAGCCTCCCGGTGGTGGCGGCGGCGGCTACACCGATACCGCATACGTCGCACGTTGCTACCACACGTCCAGCTACACGATCTCGGTTGAGACCGATGATCCGGTGATCGTGGTGGCCGGTACGCCCAGCAATTACGAAGTGTCAGGCTCTTCGACGTCGCACAGCATCAACGTGTCGAGCGGTTACAACGGGGTGTGGCTGTGCGTGACGAGCGGGAGCATCTCGATTGAGTCGCTGGCGATTACGGACAGTCACGTTCGGGAGGTGGCAAACCTTGACGATCTTGACGATCTGGAGACGTTGGATCTTTCGGATAACGGCGAAATGACGTCGCTCGATGCAAGTGACTGCACTAGCCTGAGCGCTTTCCCGAGATTGACAAATTCAGATTCAGAATCACTAACGGTAGACCTGAGTGGCTGCACGGCCTTGACAAGCATTTCACTATTGAGGCCAACATTCCGCACGTTGGACGTTTCGGGCTGTACGTCGCTAACGTACTTAGGTATCGCTATTGCGGATTTGCTAACGGCACTAAACGCGAGTGGGTGTACGGAAATGACGGAGTGCTTATTACTTAATACCGCACTCCAGACAGTTGACGTATCAGGCGGGACGTCGCTGGCAGACCTAAGAATCAGTAACGCAGATTTATTGTCGACACTTGATATCTCAGAATGTATGGCGTTAGAAGATGTCGATATCTTTGGAGGGTCGCTATCAAGTTTTGATATTAGCAATCGCGCGGCTCTGACAAATCTTGAGTTGAAGAATTTGTATAGTATGACAAGCTTAAACATGTCTGGATGTACAGCGTTAACCGGCATTGATACCCAAGATCTGGAAGCATTGGAAACGGTCAACGCTTCTGGATGCACGTCGCTTGAAACGCTTACCCTATCCCTCAACGAAGCCCCGGCGCTGGTATCATTAGATGTCACTAACTGCATTGCGCTGACGTCACTTTCGACTACATGGGTGGAAACAGTGACGTCAGTCACGGTTGCGGGATGCACAGCTCTTGAGACGATTGATCTGTTTAGGTCACACTCGCTGCCGTCAATAGACTTGAGCGACCAAGAGGATTCATTGACTACCTTAACGATTTCTGCGCGTTCGATGGAGTCATTAGACCTTACAGGCTTTGGCTTGTTAGAAGATGCAAGCATCGCTATTGGGTCATCAACTGCGCTGACGTTGACAAACTGTATAGCGTTGGCGTCCTTGACTCTGAACGGAGCTTCGGCATCATGGACAGCGCAGGCATTAGCGTCATTGACGGATTTGCGGATTGACGGTACGTGGACGGCACTGAACCTCAGCGCCCTGAACAGTAACGCAATGGAGCTGCGGTTGATCGACAATCTAGCGCTTACGTCAATCAATCTTGACGGATACGACATTACGCTGCTCTCGCTTTCTGCAAATACAAGCTTGTCATCTATCTCAATTGCGAACTGTACGTCCTTGCTTGATGTGCAGGTCACCAACCCGAACAACTTGGACAATTCGGATCGCGGCGGAATACTTGTCGATCTCGACAACGCCGGTCAGTCAAACGGCGATGCAGACGTTGGCGGCGCTGTTGATGCAGCAGGGCAAGCAGCAAAAACCTCCCTTGAAGGAAAGGGCTGGACAGTCTCAACATAGGAGCACATCATGCCAAGCAACTACAACATCATCCCCGGAAGCGGCAGGCGGTATGCCTATGCTCCCGGGACGTCGAGAAACTACTACCAGAACATCGCCCGCGGACAGAACACTTCGTTCCAAGGCGGGCAGTACGGCTATTGGAATTACCTTGGGCCTGGACGCGATGCCCAGTTCGTCCCGTTCCAGCAGCAGCCGCGCCGCACCCCCATGTCGGTGTACAACCCTGCCGCGTATCAGCGCAATCAGCTCATACAGCAGCAACAGGCGGCCATGGACGAAGCGAAGCGCAAGACCGAAGAGCGCTACGAAGAGGCCATGAAGAACCTGCAAGACGTTGGTCTTCAGGAAGGCAAGGACATTGATCAGCGGTTCGACTCGTCTCGGAGTGCGGTCAATCAGAGCCTTGTCAGCTCCGGTCTTGCGAACACGTCGGTACTCCCGACGATGCAGCAAGGGGTCGAGCGCGAACGCACGGCGTCACGCAATCGTCTTGCGACGATGCTTGCCCGTGAACGCAATCAACTGCTTGCAAGCCGTAACGACATCCCCCCGGATCTCAACCTTTACACACGGCTCCTCTATGGGGCTGGCGCAGGAGGAATCTAACCCATGGCATTCGACGTCTACCACAACCCATCAGCCGCGGCCTTGGGTGGCGTTGCCTTCCAAGGTGGTCGCGGCGAATATCAGAAGTACTTGCAGCAGCATCGGCTCCAGCAGCAGCAGCTTGCCTTGCGTCAACAGCAGATGCGGATCGGTCAACAGCAGTTTGCTCAGGAGATGCAGGAGCGCGGCCGGCAGCGTGAGTTCCAGACTGAACGCGACCGCCAGCTTCAGGAGTTTCAACTTGAAGAGCTGAACGAACGCCAGCGTATCGAGCAGCAGAACTTCGAGCACAAGTTCACATCTGCTCAAAAGCTTCGCATGCAGCAGATCCGCCAGGACATTGAGGAAGTCGAGCAGGACGACACGCTGACGCCTGAGCAGAAGATGGTCACGAAACAGCGTCTCAAAAGCATGATTTACGGCATGGGCCAACTTCCCATACCGAAAGCGGAATCGCCGTATCCTGAAGGACAGGCCCCCGGCCAAAACTGGGTGGACCGATCCGGCGCCTTGATGACGCGCGACAGCAAGGGCGACGCAAAGATGCTGGTTCCCCCGCCGAAGCTGACCGATCTGTTCAAGCAGGCGACAGAGGCGTTGACGACAACTCGATACAACCCGGAAACAATGCAGACTGAAGAGGTCGCGCCGTCCTTTAAGGAGATCAGTGATCGTGTTGAGGAAATGATGACCATGCATCGCAAGATGATGGGGCAGCTGGTAGAAGACCCGCGCAATGAATATGACGAAGCGTTGTCGGTGTTTGACGAAGAGCCGCAGTTCGAAGACGACGTTTTGACGGAAGAGACCGACGCGACGATTCGTCAAGGTCTCATTCCTGGACTGCCAGGCGGTCGCATCCCTGGCATGCCAGACGTTATCCAGGAGTTCCCGGAAGAAGAAGCGCGTAAGCTTCAACAAGGCAAGCCGGCGAATGGCGGGGATTGGGTTGGTCGTGTGTGGGATATGGATCAGACACGCGCCAAGCTTCGGTTCCGCGACATGAACGCCGCCGTCATTTCAAGGGCCATGGCACAGATGAATCAGCCAGGCGTCCCCAAGGCCGTTCGTGGCGATCTCCGCGAAGCGGTTCAAGAACTATTGAAGATCCTGAAAGCCGCTGATTACGAAGTTCCAGCCGAGAACCCACATCAATTTGTCTCTCGCAGCCTAAGCGAAGAAGGGGTCAAGAAACGCGAGCGTGCAGAAGAGTTGGCGTCGTACCTTGTCGACTTCATCAACAATCCACAACGGTTCGCCGGGGGGAGACAATAATGGGCGATATCCTTGAACGCCTCAAAGCTAAGTACGGAGCGGCCAAGGCATATGCGCCAGCGTACCAACGTCCCGGCCGTGACATGTTTGAAGAAGGGTATCACGGGCTGTTGGATTTGAGCACCCAAAGTCGGCGCTGGCTTAGACCGGATGAGCGTGACACCAACGAGCCAATAGGTTTTGTCGAAAATATTGAGCGCGGCATGCCTGGACTGTGGCGCAAAACCCCTGTGCTCGGGACAATGGTCGGGGCGGCTGAGGATGAAGACAAGCTGGCGCGATTAAATCGGTTACAGCGGTTTGCGAATGAAGGGTTCAAGACGACTGCGGACATTCTACAACAGGAAGAAGATGCCAGGGTTCTGGAGGATTACCTTGCACCGCTGCTTGAAGAGCAGCGGCGCGGAAAGACGTTTATGGCAAAGGCTGGCAGTGTCGTGGCGGGCTTGCCAAAAACTTTCGGGGAATTCGGCCTTGCCGCCAGCGCTGGTCCGTTGGGTTATTTCGGTCTATCTCAGACGATGGCCATGGAAAATATAACGGCCCGCACTCTTGCCAACAAGCTTGAGGGGAAACAGGAATCCGGGCTCAAGACGCTCGTCAAGGCGGAGACCGAGGCAGGCATTGAACTACTGACAGAGGCTTTCGTCGGGAGAGTCGCTCGCTGGGGACTGAAAAAGCCGAGGGGTTTGGTAGGTAAACTCGTAAAGAAGACGAAGGCGGGCCGATCGATCAGTGAGCTGATGGACCGGCCTATTGGTAAGGTGTTGGCCGAAGTCGGTGAGAAGGCAAAGTTTCATGGAGTCCCCGAAGAGCTGCTCGAAGAGAATGTGGCGGCGGTATTGCGTGCAGGACTGCGTCTCGACGATCAGGAGGGAGACCTTTTGACGCGGATTAAAAACGCCATCCCCGATCTGGAAGATCAAGCTGCCATGACCTTGGCGTTCGCTCTATTTCCTGGCGCCAAGATTGTTGCTGGGGCAACGGATGTAGCGGCGTCAGCTTTGGAGAAACGCCGTGCAAAGGAAGCGCTACTATCAGGCGAAGACATCCCTATCGTCATGGCGACAGCCCCTGAAGCCGCCGAACGCATCATAAACGAAGAGCCGTCGCGCAAGGTGTTTGACGAGGTGTTTCCTGGCGTGCGCTTCAGCCAACGCGAACGCGAGATGGTTCAGGCCTACATGCGCAACATGGCAGAGACCACGGCCTTGATTCCACGACAGCAAGCGCAAGCCCCCGACGCATTGCAGCCGCCGCAACAGCAGCCCGCCGAGGCCCCCGTACAGGAGGTTCCGGAGCAAGCGTTGCCAGAAGCCCCTGTAGTGGACGCTACGGCACTTGAAATGGAAGACGTCGCCGACAAAAGCGATTTGGCCCCGCCGCAGGGCGAAGGGTCTGTCGGGATGCCAGACGTCACACAAGAGGCTGTAGTACCCCTTGAGCCGACGACAGACGACATTGCACGTCAGATACAGGAGAGGGCAGACGAAGGCCCTACAGAGCCCGCTCTTGGAGCTTTGGGGGCGCTCCCGCAGAAGAAGCGCGCCGGGGCTCCCGACTTCCGCGACGTGTTGCCGCCGGACGTTGTCGGGCGTATTGACAGATCCAGGGGCGCCAAGCCGCGGGCAGGGCTCAAGGAGCGCCTGGCCAACTACGTGAAGCAAGCAAAAAGTTTGTTCCGCGCACAGCAGCACATACCGAATACGCCCGTCTATGCGAGCGCCAATGAGTTCTTCCGCTTGGCCAAAGAGATACCGCAAGCATCATCCGACCATGTGTTGCGCAATGTCGCGAGCATTGTCGATGCCTTGAACGACGACGCCCTGTCGTTGATGGAATACAAGCTTATCATCGACAATCAGCTTGCGGCCATTCAGAGGGGCGAGCCGCTTCGTCACGGTTGGCAGAGTGAAGCGCAGGTGCAACGGGCTAAAGCCAACATCGACGCATTGGTCGCAGCCAGCCCGGAAGTATCGCAGGCTATCGCGGACAGGACGCGGCTGGTGAGAAGCTTGACAAAGGACCTGGTTGACCACGACCTCCTTCCAGAGGAGGCTCTTGACAATCCGGCCTATTTCCATCAGCAGGTGTTGAGCAAGATGGAAGAGCAGCGGATTGCAGACGGCTCAGCCGTCAGGCCAAAGACGAGGGGGTTCCAGAAGAAACGCGTCAAGGGTACGTCACTCGGTCCGGAGTATGACTACAACACTTCGTATCTTGAAGCAGAAACGAAATGGATGACAGACGCTGAAATGGAGCTTCGCAAAGAGAAAGCTTTGCGCAATCTTGGCGAGCTGTACGACATCACGGACGATCTCAAAGCCGAGTCGGAGCGCACAGACACACCGATTGAGACCTTGATCCCAGAAGGGTACGAAGCGTGGCAGCCTGTCCCCGGCAACTACTTCTACAAGGCGTTGACTGTTCCGGAACAAGTAATCGAGCAAATCCAAAACGGCACGCTAACAGACATTACCAAACTTCCCAATAGCGTCCGTAAAGTATTGGCAGTAGGCGGCGCCAGAGATGCGATGATCCTCCCGAAACCTGTCGTCGCTCAATTAGACGCGACCGTCAAGAAACCTTCTCAAGGGATCGCCAATCTCTCGCAAGAGCTTATGAAGACGTGGAAGGTTTGGACGTTGCTGAACCCCAAGCGGGCGCTTTCATACAATATACGCAACATTACGGGTGACATTGATCCTGTGATCGGCGGAGCGCCAGGAGTGCTTGGGCAAGTCAAGGCATCGTTGAGAGAACTACACGGCTACTACTCTGGGAAAAGGCTTAAACTCGACCCGGACGTTCAGGAAGCCCGTGACCTTGGAGTTATTTCAAGCTCTCTTACTGCCCAGGAAATACCAGACCTTAAAGACTTGGAGATCTTCAAGCGTTTTTATTCGGACGACGTAAGACGGCAAATGTCAAAAGGTGTGATAACGGATTCCGTAAACAAGTACTTTTCAACCGTCAAACGTTGGTCGGAGTTCCGCGAAAGCATGCTCCGTCTCGCTGCCTACAAGCACTACAAAAAAGCGCTTTCCGAAGGAACTCTTACGCATTACGGCGGATCAAAGAAAGCGGTTGTGGAAGCATTGGCAGCGGAACAAGGTGTGGACGTTGCCGCCGCTCACCTCTCTCGAAACCTTCTCGGTGACTATGGCAACATGTCTGTGATGGGCGATCACATGCGCAAGCATGTCATGCCGTTCTGGAGTTGGATAGAGGTCAACATGAAGCGTTACCCGCGGATGGCAATCAATGCAGTCGAATGGGCCAAGGCCAACAGCAATGATCGCAAGGCGGCAGTCGCCGCGCTAAGCGTTGCGGGTTTGGCTCAAATCGGGGCGATGTACGGCGCTCAGGCGCTATGGAACCACTTTGTTTTTCCAGACGAAGAAGAACAGCTCGGGACGTGGGACCGGCAGAACCCGCATATTAACCTTGGAAGAACCGAAGACGGATGGATCCGTGTTTTCCGGAACGCTGGGGCTCTTGGCGATTTCCTGGAGTTCTTCGGGGTGAACGACCTTGTGAATCTGTTGCCTGAATATATTGACGATCAGGTCGAAGGCGCGGATATCATCAGGGAAATGGCAAAGGCTCCGATCAACAAGCTTGCTCAAGCCCTGCGGCCAGACATAAAAGACGGGCTCGTTGGCGTGGTCGGTGGATTCAGCATGTTCCCCGATGTGTTTAACTGGCGTCGCGTTGACCGTGGCGAAGCAGCGTCCGGCATCGTCGGACTTGCCGACGAATATCGTGAGGTTCGCGGCCGCTTGACGCAAGACGGTTCTCGGGCTCGACCTAATTACATCGAGCGCAATCTTGTCGGCATCAGCGACCCCCGTCGCAACGCGATGAGCGAGATGTACGCTTTGCGGGAGAAGTTCCTTCGCAAAGAGGGGAAGGACGCTCCTAACTTCTTCGGCATCAGCCCTGCCCGAAACATGCGCTATGCCGCGATGAACGGCGACTACGACGCATTTGTTGAAGCACGCAAAGACTACCTCGCCAAAGGGAAGAGTACGAAGGCATTCCTGTCCGTGCTGAAGCGCCTCGACCCAATTTCGGGAGGAATGTCAAAAGCTCTGGAACGCAAGTTTGAAAGAGAGTTCCTGAACACGACGCAACTCAAAAAGCTTGAGCTTGCTCGTGACTACGCACGGGAACTGCGGGTTCGGATGTATACGTGGTGGGCGAAGGCGTCTCAGCCAGAGTAGGCGCTAAGTCAATAGGCACAAAAAAGCCCCACAATCCGAAGACCATGGGGCTTGAGCTTACCGCCATACGTTCAAACACTTCAATCCTAACCTCGCTTCTATGACTTCCCTGCTTCGCGTAAGTTGCTTGCCGAGAAGCTTCCCCCGCGCCGATATCGAGCCTGAGCGGCTACTTATTTTGACCGTTTGGGAACCTGCGTAAATAAGGGCTTCGCCAGCAATCTTGATCTGCACGAGCTTCAGATACTCGTTGGGCATGAATGCTATCGCGCTGTCAACAGTCGGATCGTCGGATAGTTTGATGCGTACCATTATACGATATTCCAAGGTGAAGCTTCCCACGGAATTCCAAGGCGCTTGGCAACGTCGCCTTCGTCCTCTGGATATTGTCTCGAACACCACCACGTTAAACGTCCGTGGATGACCGTGGTGTTGCCCTTGTTGTCGGCAATAGTAGTTATCGCTAAATGCCGCTCAAAAACATCTATCGCTGAAATTCTGTCGTTTATCTTAAACTCCACGAGCTTCGCATATTCCTTCTTCGTAAACCGGACCTCCCGTTTGTCAGTGTCGTCGTCTGACATCCTGATCCGGACTATGTCAGGCATCTTTGTTGAGATCATTCAAGAACCTTTGAGCATCATCAATTGCCTGTTGACGCGCTTCCCGTAGCTGGTCCATCTTGTCGGCCAGCATGTTATCACTCTCGATACCGTTCAGTATTGCCATCGACATCTGATATGCCCGTCGCAATGCAGCCGCCGCTCGGATATCGGGCTCTGCATCCTTCATGCGCCGCCATTCGGCGAGCTGCTGTTGTGCTTTGGTCATTCGATTACCTCGTAATGTTGCCTATCCATATCCACAATGCCTCGCCAAGCCACCGTATTAAGGCATAGGGAGCGTGCAAGCACCAATGTCACGTCTAGCGGCGTAAGCGAAAAACAGGGGGCGCCCCACGTTAGCTTCACGTCCATGTGTCCATCCCACCACGACATTCTCACTTTAGCGGGGTGAGCGTCCTCGACTAGGTTAATTGTTACAGGCGTGTTGTTTATCCTCACCTCCATCAGTTTGGCGTATTGCCTTGGCGTGAAGTAAAGGGCCACCTTGCTGTTTCCTATGTCTATTGGGATCTCTACGTCTGAAGATGCGTTCATACTCTTTCTCATACCGTTCGCGGTTCGTGGTTCTGTCTCGATCACCCTTGCCTGCCATCGTTACTCTCCAGTTTCTGCCTGATTTCGCCGACAATCCGGGCGACGTCCTGCTCTGTCCGATGCGGGTGCGTAATCAGCGAGTTGTACGCGTGAAGGATATCCGCGACCTTGATTCGCTGCTTTGGCGTCAGCGGCGCTTCTGTTTGTCGCATCACCCATTCAATCGACGTGCCCTGGCTTGTCATGGGCCGCGGGTGCGGCCAAACTGTTCCGTTGTCTAGGCGTATATATCTCATTCGTTACTCTCCTGGTGGTTGGCAATCAATGACACTCGCATAGTCCACCGTTGTACGCATACGGTCCGCCGTGCCCCTGCGGATCGTCGCTGTTGTAGTGTTCGCCGGGAGTGCCGTACCACCCCTCACCGTCCCCGCAACAGTCGCACACCGTTACATCGGGGTACTCGTCAGAGTGTGCGTCGAGCCACGCAAGTATCTCACTCGCATCCAACTCCGCTACCGCGTCGGGCAGATGTGCGATGTTCAGAAATCCGCTGTTTTCGCATCGTGTGCATGTTGTAGCCATAATCGTTCTCCTGTTATGTGTTCGGGTTAAAGCCCCACCCGCCACCAAGGCGGGCAGGGCGCGGCCGGGTAGCAGGCCGGGTCGGGCTATTTGCGTTTGCTTCGGGGAGGCGGTCCTGACGCGGTCTCCGGTGCAGGCTGGGCAGGAACTGAAGCCGGTGCGGGCGGCGGAGGCTGAGTAGCGCTCAGTTGCCGAAGCAGATCGAGCTTCACGGCATGCACGTCCTCTTCAGGCTCGACGACATTGCCGTTGTCGTCGACGGATGGGTTGACTCTGTAGATGGTCACGGTTCGCCCGCCGATACATTCAGCAATGATGCTTCTGCCTTCAGTCTTCAGGTTGAGGATACCTGCGGGGTTCATGTGGTTCCGGGCCTTGCCGGGTTCGACAATGCCGGTTCCCTCAACGAAAGGAATCCAGCCCATTTCAAGCTTAATCATGTTGCTTCTTTCTCCTGTGTGTGTGTTTGTGTGTGTTAGAACGGGATGGAAGACTCGTCGGCATCGTCATCCCATGCGTGTTCGACTGGTTCGGGGTCCACCGCTTTGCGTTTGCGCGGCGGTGTTATGTGGACGTCGCCCTGTTGAAGAGAACGAATCGCCCTCTCGCACATAGCAACCACTTTAGGATCGCTCTTCTGCTCCGCCAGCGGGATGCCATAGAACTTCATGTTTCGCATCTTCAGGTATTCATTCTGAAGCCTGCCAGACTGACTCGCCGTCATGGACCGTTGCAGCAACTCTTGTCGTCGCTGTAGCGTCATAACGACCTTCTTCGGGTAGGTCGCCTTGTTGTACCGCATGATCACGTCACCACTTGGGCAGGTACATGGGGTAGAGACGACATACACCCATCGCCGTATTTGCTCGAATTCGGGGATTGCCGTGATCAACTCACCGTCCTCCAAGCGGTGGTTTGTGTGGACGACGAGGAACCTCCGGCCCCGGTTCTCACAGAAGCCGCAGTACGTGTTCAGCGCATCCAATTCAAAGGATGCACGCTTCTCCCTCAGCAGCTTGTAATACACCGCCTGAATCTCAAGCAGCCTCGGCTTATCATATGCGGCATACTGCTCCTTCTCCCGACGCTGATCGATGATTCGATGAAACGCCTCGATGAACGTACTCTCGTCGACGTCCGTCTCATCCATCCACGACTGATAGCCCTCGGGCGAGTCGATCTTGCCGAACAACGCACGGTATCGGGCGAGGAACCATTGCTGTGACTTGTCTGATACTGCCATTGTTCCTCCTTAGAATCCGGCAAACGTGTTCGGATTGACCTTGACCCCCATTACAGAGTCAAGGTTCCAGCCGCCCTTGAACCAGCTCTCTTCATCAAGCTCGACACTGACGCCGTAGCCGAACAAACTGACATTCGTGCGTCCGAAGCCATGATGGCCCAAATACAGATCAACAAAGTCACCCCTGATTTTGGCCTTTAGCAATTCTGTGTACATCGGAACCGGGATGCGCAGGGTTGCGTCATGTCTATGCCACTCACGGCTTGGGATCGGGAGATGTTCCGGAACCGCATAGGGAACATTAACGGGAGCAAATGTACTCGGCACCGGAAGCCTCTTCTTCCACGTAACCGGAACTTCGACCGTGTCCATACATACCTCCTAGAATGGGATGTCATCCACATAGATGCCCATGACCTTGCTAAGCCGCCAGCCTTCCGCCAGCCACGGCTTATCTGCAATGCTGGCACGATGATCACCAAACACAAGCACGCCGTCGCAAACAGTCATAAGGGCAAACTCGTTGCGTATTTTACGGGCCAATAGGTCGGTGTAGAACCTGGCGGGCACACTGACAGTGCCATCTTTGTGCTCCACATTGTGGATGTACCCTCTTGGCGTCCGCTTTCGCCACACAACCGGCACCTCAACCATTGAGCCGCTGGTTACGCTCTCGGAGTTCTCTGAGTTCGCGGTCGGCGTCGGACTCTTCAGGTGTGTCATACTCAATCTCATCTTCCCAACGGTCGCCGTTGAGGTAGGTTGTGGCGTGAGGGATGTATCCGTCTTGCCAGGGCCGGTGATGTTCGGCGCGTTCCATGACGTCGCCGATGATCATCTCGGCGCGTGCGTTGAGCTTGCGCCGCTTCCAGACGTCCTTGGCCTTCTTTTTGTTGATCTTCCGTGGCCACACATCCCAGAAGTGCTCAAACCTGTCAGGCAATCTAACGGCCTCTGACGCCTTTTTTGGCTTAGATGGACTTGGGATAGGGTCGCCGAACAAATCGCGCTCAGTGGCCGCGGGAATGGCCTGTACGGCAATTTCGATCGGTTTCGCGCAATGCGGGCATGTGATCGTAGTCGTCATCCTGCTTTCCTCGCGTTGAAGTATGACTTGAATCGGTGTTCCGCGGCATTGCTCCACGACCTTCGACCAAGCTCTAGGTCAGAGATGTAGGAGGGCCGGTACCCTATGGCGTCGGCAAGCTGACGCTGTGTGATGCCGCGGCTTATGCGGATGGCGCGCCAGTGCTCACCAGTCCGCTTGTGGTCAATTACCTGTTTCGTCTTGTAGTACATCGTCTGTCGGGTCTCCTGTCTGTCTTTGAAACGCGAAGGAAATTGCTTGGCGCAATGCGTCCAAGAGCCGCTTCCAAATTGGAATCTTGATCTCGTAGACCGACACCTTTACGCCGGGGCGTGTGCCGTAGACCTTGGTCGCGACGATAGCCAGAACCTGCGCGTCATCGTTGAACACCACGCCATTCATCGCGTCCATGGTGGAACGGATGAGCTTGTCAAGGTCCGGGGCCTTGGTCCCTTCCATGTCGACCGCCCATTCCTTGAGCTTCCCGGCATTCTTGCCGGTGCCAAAGTGGTTCTTCGGTCGCTTGAGGAAGAACTCCATATGAACGCAACAACCACGGGCAATCGGACCGCGAAGAGCCATAGCGGTAAACGCCTTCCGCTTGACCTCTTTCTCCCATGCCTTCTGCCCCTTGCTCGCAGACGTGACAACGGTCTGCGGCCTGAACTCGCGTCCGGCCAGGATCTCGCGACACAACTGATGGAGCTTCGCCTTCGACCGCGGCCAGTTCACAACAAACGCAGTGTGCGACCCCTTCGGGCGAGGCTCCACGTTGCCGACGTAAAACTCAATTGTCTGAGGGTGCATAGCTGTGGAATCCTCGCATTAGTCCTGTTACCATTGTCTCGGCGGCTTTCTGATATGTCTGAAAGATAGACGACCATGCATCACTCTTGCAGCCATACTGCTTTTCAAGCCGGACAGTTACCGCCATCAGATCACCTAGAGATTCCCAGGCAGCCAAGAGACTCCTGCCGTCTTCAGCCGCTTCGTGTTCGCCGCTGCAACAAGCAGCAACCGTCATTGTCCTGAGCACGAGAACAACCTCAGTTACCGATGCCTGCCCGCGCCTCATGAATAGGCCCATAGCAGCGTCATCAGTCTTTGCCACACTCAGGTCGGTGAGGAGTTGGGCCGTATTCGGGAAGTACGCGCCTATGATTTGCTTCGCTTGCTCTTGCATTACTAAACCTCGGGAAGTTGAGACTTGTCGTATGTGTCGATCTCGACGATCTCGCACATGTCGGACACGCACGGGTCGCAGAACAAATCCTTGACGCCGCGGCAGTAGTCGCCGCCGTCCAGAATGGGCCGGTGGCAGTTGCCGCAGAGCGCAAGCAGGGGGGTGTCGTCGATCTTCGAGACCTCCATGCCCATGGCCTGTAAGGCAAAAACCACGATGCCGATGCTTTCGAGATCCTCGATATCGAGTTCGAACGATTCGCCGAAGAGCGGCTGAGGGCGCGCCGAGAGCGTGATGGTATGCATATGTCATCTCCTTGATAGAAAAACCCCTCGCACAGCAAGGGAGGGCATGCCGAGCGAGGGGCAGGTATGAGGCAAGTGTTTGGTTAGTGGTTCGGGTGACGCGGGCAGCTCAAAGGGAGAGAGCCCGTGTAGTCAACCTTCTTCTTCGGGGCGGGGGCAGGCTTTGCTGCAGGCTTCTTTGCCGCAGGCTTCTTCGCTGCCGTCTTTCTCTTTGCAGGCATGTTGCCTCCTGTTCTATGGTTGCTGGCCACGTAAGGCGCTGGTTACTACCTTGTTACTGTGCGTCGCCTTCCGATGATTCGTCAAGCCAGTCATTTACAACCTTGGCCAGCCCTTTCGGGTTTTCCACGATGCGCCGTGCCCATGCGGCCTTCGCATCAAGGTATCCATTGCCGTCCTTCTTAATGGCGTCCTTTGCCGCGAGGAACTCGTTCAACGCTTCGTCAGGGATGCCGCTCTTGGCAACGGCCTGCATCAGGTCTGACTTGGTTGGCGATTTTGCCTTCGGGGGCTCGGGCTCCGGCGCCTCTCGTTCCCAATCGGGGTCCGGCGGCTCTTCTTCCGCGGTCGGCGGCAATTCTTCCGCCGTTGTCTGTATCTCCTTCTCATCGTCACCCGTCAGCATCGCGGCGAGCTGATCGGTGCGCGAAGCGCCGCCTTCGGGCATGTCGGTGATGGAGATGGTTGTCGTCGGCTTGTCGTCGATCTCGTCGACGGTGGACACCCCGAGGATTACGTCGGGGGTGTGAACCCTGCACCACTCCTTGATCGCTTGATAGCACACTTGGAGCTTCGGCTTGGACTTCCAGTTCGGGGAGTTGCGGACATGGCATGACGACATGTAACAGGTCCACTCAAGCTCTTCGCCGGTTTCCTTGAGCTTCCCGATAACCTTGACGCCAAGGCCTTCTTCGTCCTGCTTGTTCCATGCGGCGCGGCCGTCGACCTTGCTCCAGTCACCGACGTACTCGTAACGCGGCCTGCCGTCAAGCACGCCGGATTGGCTGATCACCGCGTTCACCAGTTGAGCCTCATAGCCAAGCTTGCCGTTGACAAGATGGGTCTTCTGACTGACAGCGAACGGGTTCATTCCCCACATCGACGACTGCATTACAACGGCGAAGCAATCGCCGGGGTTATTCCGCAGATGCTCCGGCACAGATACCTTCGCCGTTGCCATGTACTCGGAGAACGCCTGGAGTTGGCTGAACGTAGTTGGGTTGAGCATGATCGCTTCTGCGCTTGTGGCGTCCATGGAAGCAGATGGTAGCTCGCTTTGTTTGTTGACGATTGCGAGTTCTTTTGTCATGTCGCAGTTATTCCTTGTTGTTGTGGTTTGGGTGATGGAAAGCGGGGGAGGCTAAATGCTCTCCCCCTTCTGTGTGCCGGGAATGAGATTACTTGATCAGAAAAGTCCGCTGCGTGACGGTCGTGGAGAACTCGCCGTACATGGCAGGTTCTTTCTCCTTGAACGCCTTCGAGCTGAACTGCTCCTTGGTGTGCGGCTTCCAGGATACGAGAGGAGTTCCGTCAGGGTGCAGCATCACGCTGTGGTCGCCCATAAACTTCTTGACCGCCAGCTTGAGCTCGTCAAGCTCCTTCGCATACGACTTCGCCTTGGCCTGCATGTTGATCATGTCCTCGTAAATACGAATCATCTCGTCGGTAGCCGTGATCGGGTCGAGATCGCCATTGCCGTAGACAAGCTTGATGTCGGCTTCGGTTCTCGGCGGCGGCGGAATCCTCTTGACAACGTGCTCGTGCCAGAACGCGCGGGACCTGTCGACGAGCGCTTTGGCTAGGCTCTCGTTGTAGGGGAGCCGGTACCAACGGAAGTCACTGCCGCCAATCAGTACCGCCAGGAACGCCCGCTTCAGACCTGTTACCGTTTGATAGTGCTGCGATTGACACAGGTACGGGAACGGGACATGATCGGTCCCGGACTCGCCCCATTCGTCTTTCGCAAACGCATTGCTCGTCTTGCACTCAAGCAGGGCATGCTTCCCGACACAGTACCGGTCGATGTTGGCAATAAGTTCAGGGTGCGACTCATGCCGGAACATCGAGTTACGGCGCTGCACCTTGATTCCTGTCCGGCGTGTGAACTCTTTGGCGACGACGTCTTCCAGGACGTTGCCGAAGTGCATTGCGTCAGTCTCTTCCTTGTCGGGGACGAGCTGAAGCTTTTCGTTGTAGACGTCGAGCGGTGTGCTCCACGTCGACAACCCACAGATCGGGGCTACATCAGATCCTCCGATGCCTGTCCGCCGTTGTGCGAGGAACTCCTCGCGGGTTAGGGTTTTCATCAGCCACCTCCTTTAGGTCCGTGGTGTAGACCCCCGCCCCGGTTGTGAGGGGCGGGGGAGTGATCGGTTATACTGCTGGCACAAGGCACCACGACTCATAGAGCCGTTGCGGCGTCAGCACGGGGACGCTCAGGTCAAACCCAAGCATCGGCAACAATTGCGCATACGTCATGTCCGGAGGCAACCCGAACACCCCTGCAGTGTACGGGTCGCACACTTGGTAGATGTTCAGATCCGTCATGGGCTCCCAGCATGCCAAAGAAATTCCGAACAATTGCCGGAACGCCCAGTATGGAAGCTCAGAGCAGTACATCAGCTCGCCGCCAGGTATCCAATACGGCCTCCATGAAAAGTCATACGGCTCGCCTACTCGCGTCAAGGCGATCTCTGCCCATATCTGCATGAGTCCAGGTACGTAGTCAGAGAACCATAGCTTTTTCGCCTCAAACCAGGGACATCGGGCTTCCCATTCTTCCCATGGCGTCAGGCAGACGAACGGCGCGCCGCCGCCGGCTTCAATGACGTAGGCTTCTCCAGCGATCACATACACGATGCCGCAATGCGTTCGGTTAGAGCCATAGACAGCTTCGAGCATGGGTCCAAACGTCCCGATGATCTGGCCGTCCGGCGTCATGATCGGCGGCGGGGCATCCTGCCAGACGATATGTCCGGTTTGGGGTTCATAAGCCTGAGTCGCGAGTCCTGCCAGTAGCAGGATCAACAGTGCGATGAGATGTTTCATCGGTTGGGTCCTTTTGGGTTAGTGTTCTTCGTACTTCGCACACAGCCGCCATTGTGACGGCCACTTCAATTGTCGCACCTTCGGGCAACGCGCCAGACGGTACTGCCAGCCTTTCTCTCTGCGCATCCAGTGCCAGCAGTTCTTGCACATCACATGTTTCGGCGTCGGCTGTCGCGGCGCTCGCGGCGGGGGTTGTTTTGCCATAGTCAGTCTCTTTCAGGGATGTCTGATTTCTTGATGCGGCATTGTCTCCAGTCAATGTTTATACCAACTGGTTCTGTCACGAAGGGGTGTGACCGACCCGGTCGAACCACCATAACAAGAACAGCTGGAACCCAATGTCTGTCAACTCTATCACGTACCTCACACGGCACACGTCCGCCATTTAGCATCTCGTCGGTGATCTCGTCTCCTTCGATGTCCTCGGGCTCGGGAGTGATGCGGTAAGCAAAACCAGGGGCTGCCTCATTAGCTCCAGCGGAAGGGCACCACTCGCCGAGCATATTTAGGTATTGAGCCCTTCCGTCCATCCGAGCCGTGTCTACCTCAGCCTTCTCTTCTTCCGTCAAGAAAGCGTATGGCGTCGGGCGTTCGGCCAGCTCGCGAAGCTTGTCGTGACTCTCCACCAACTGCTTGTACCTCTCTGCCAGCTCTTCCTTGGTATTGTCGAGCATCAGTTTCTCTACGAATGTCATCTTTACGTAGGTGTCTTCGTCCATCGGTATTGCCTCTAATTTGCGCGTCAATGCGGTTTAATTGCGATCTGAGGGACTTTGTCGCAAATTCCGCATAGAAGCATGGGTTGGTGTGAAATGTGGCTTAAAACTGCTTAAAATGGATCGGCGACAAAGGCCGGCATGCCATTACGATCTAGGCTTCCGCTTAGGTTTGTAGTTAGGCCGCACCTGATCGGGGTGCAGATCGCGATAGATCTCCTCAAT